ATTTTAATATGAATACAAATAATAAGAAAAAGTTAAAACCTATTTTTGAAAAACATTTTGAAGAAATAGAAAATTTAAGAAACTCTAAATTTTTTAGTTGGGATTTAATAAAAGAAAAATATAATATAGAAACAACTAAAAGCAATGTAAGAAATCAATATTTAGAATTTAGAAAAAGAAAAGGTTTAATAACTAGCAATAATATTATAAATAATACAATAATAGATAGTTTTGAAGATCTGAACAAAGGAGAAAAAAAATTTACATTTACAGCAGATAATATTCCTACTCATGAAGAAATAATTAAACATTTTAAAATTGATACTGATAAATATAAAATAAATCAAATATATCATAAAACATCTTTCGGGGGTAAATATGCTATTACAGTGAGTTTATTATCTAATAAAGAATCTCACTTACATATTAATTTTAAAAAAGGATTTGAAGATTTTTGTTTAAAACAAAGTTTAAAAACATTAAAACCTAATTCTAAAATAAATTTTGATACTACATCTAAATTTAATAAGGATTCTACGGTAATTATAAATCTAGCAGATTTACATATTGGTAAATTAGTTTCAGAAAATGAAACAGGGGAAAGATATAATATAGATATTGCTAAAGAAAGATTTTTAAATTGTATTAAATATCTTGCTTATAAATCGTATCAATGTTATGGAGTTAAAAAATTTATATTATCTACATTAGGGGATACATTACACACAGATACAATTAAATCAACAACTACTTCAGGTACATATGTAGAATCAGATACAAGAGCTTCAAAAGTTTTTGAAGTAGCATTAGAAGTATTAACAGAATCTATAGATATTTTAAAACAATTTGCTGACGAAGTAGAATTTATTAATATTAATGGCAATCATTGTGAACTATCAGAACAACATTTAGGAATAGCATTAAAAGCATATTATAGAAATGATAAATCTATTTGTATCAATTCAGAACCAAAAGTAAGGAAAACAATGCTAATAGGAGAGAATTTATTAACATGGAATCATGGAGATACTAATATGAATACTTTGCCATTAACTATAGCTACTGAATCTTCTGAATTATGGGGAAAATCTAAATTTAGATTAGTACAATTAGGACATTTACATTCTACTAAAAAGAAAGTTTTTCAAGCAGAAGATGAATTTAATGGTGTAATTGTTAGACATTTTTCTTCTTTATCAGGTACAGATTCTTGGCATAATAAAAATAATTTTGTTGGGAATCAAAAAAGAGGAACAGCTTTAGTATTTTCAGATAATGAAATAGGTATAGTAGGAGAATTTTATAAAACAATTTAATATTAAATTAACAAAAAGAAAGAGGATATAACATTTTAAGTTATGTCCTCTTTTTCATTTTAATTTATTATATTATATTGATGATGGAAACAAACACTAATAGTAAATATTTAGAAATACATAAAAAAAAGGATATTCCTTGCGGAGCTATGTCTATAAGAAATAGATATACTTTTTATCCTCTTTATGATGTAGATAAAAATTCTTATATTAGAAGATATAGATTATGGTTAAAATACAAACAAAAAGCTATTGAAGATGGTAGACCATTTGTAGATGTAAAACAATATGGTAAAATACTTCATGCTATGTCTAAAGAAATAAAAGAACAATTAATTTTAGACGAAGATGGTGTTATGTTTAAATCTTTTCGTTTAAAAATAGTTATTGCTTCAACTAAAAATATTATAGTTCAAATTAGAAGCAGATTAAAAAAAAGAAGTATGTTATCTATAAATGATTGGGGAGTACTTCCAAATAGACTTTATAAAGATAGATTAAAAAAATTATATAAACAAAATAAATTAGTTGATTTTGCAAAATTTAAAATAAGACATTTTAGAACTATTGCAGATAAATTAGACATATTTGATGAATTTTAATTATGACAATAAAAACAGCCATTTCTCAGGTAAAATCAGATAATAAAGCATTTTCTGATGATAGTATGTTAACTAATAGATTTGTTTGGTCTAAGATTCAATCTAAAACTTTATCATTTCTTAAACAAAGAAATGATAAGTTTAATTTAAATAACAACAATTTTTTATATAGTGTATTAGATTGTGTAGAAATGGAAATGGTTAGTTCTATTAATTGTTGTAAAGAAATACCATCTTGTGATATTTTAAGGTCAGTAGAAAAACTTCCTAAAATAGCAGAATCAAATTTAGCATCTATTATAAAAGGTATTTATAATTTAGATAATAGTGAAAGAATTGATTTTATTTCTATTAATGATGTAATTAGATTATCTAATTCTAAATATAAACCAAAAGGAATAAAGGCTTTTATAAAAGATGAATATTTATTTATTCCTTTTAGAAAGACTCCAAAGGCTGTAGCCATAGAAGCCTATTTTGAAAATCCATTAGAAGTTTATCAAAGAAATAAATGTAATAAAGAATTAGATAGTTGTATTTCTTATTTAGATATGGAATGGAAATGTCCTTCTGATTTACAATCAATAATTATTCAAGAAGTAAATAAAGACTTATCTTATTTCTTTAATAGAATGATACCAGATGAAAATACCGATAAAAATGAGTCATTAAGATGAGCCAATTTGAAATTAATATTAAAGATGCATTTTCTAAAGATTCTTGTGTTTATATTATAAAAAATAAAAACAATAATAAAATTTATATAGGTTCTACTATAAATTTTAGAAAGCGTTCACTAGAACATAAAAGAGATTTAGAGAAAAATAAGCATATAAATAAACATTTGCAAAAAAGTTATAATAAAGGAAATAAATTTACCATTGAAATATTACAACTATGTCAAAAAGAACAGTTAATTTTATTAGAAACAGATTATGTTTTAGATTGTAAAAGTGATAATAAAAATATAGGTTATAATATACTTATTCCAGGAGAAATGCCTAAATTTAAAATTACTGAAAAACATAAAGAAAAAATGATAACAGCTCGAAGAAAAAAAGGGTATGATTTGTCTTGTTTAAGAACAAGGGAAGTTATTGAAAAATGCAGAATTAAAAAATATAAAAAAATAAATGTTTTTAAAAAAGATGGATCTTTATTATTTACTGCAAAAAGTATGATTGATGCAGAAGAAAAAACAGGAATAAAAAGGCAGAATATCTCTGAAAATTGTAGAAATAAATCTTCATATTTATACAAAAATTTATATTTTAGATATTTAGGTGATAATAATTATAGAGAAAAATACATAAAAGTTATTTATGATAATGAAGTTTTTGGTTTTGATAAAGTAGCAGAAGTATTAAAATTTTTTAATATAAAGAGTGATACAAATCTTTATAAATTTGCTAAAAATAAAAATTTTGAAGGCAAATCTTTTGAATATTTTAATAAAAAACATTCAAAGTCAAATTATAAACAAAAAATTACCGATAAAAACGATCAATCTAAATGAAATATAGTTTAAAAAAATATACTACTGCTGATGAAATTTTTAATAGAATTTCTTCAAGTTTAAAATCATATGCCGATAGTGATCTAATTTTATTTGATGAATATTATAAAGTCATTGATTTATGTAATGCAAGATTAGGACTTAGAATTAATCCTACTAAAGAAGTATTTATTAAAATAAAAGATGGAAGAATTGATTTACCAATTGATTTTCATTTATTAGAATTAGCTTTATTAGTAGGTAATCAAAAAACTATATACAATATAGGTACTTCTAAGACAGAATATTTAACATCTACTTGTCCAACTTTAAATGAATTATCTATTATAGATGCTGATAAGTGTTGTAATTTTAAATTAGAATGTGGTAAAGTTCCTAAACTTACTTGTGAATATAAAAATTATTCTGTTGAATTTAACCAAACAATAATTGCACCACTCACTGAAAAAAAATATGCAACAAATAATTGTTTTAATTTAAATGTTTCAAGAGGACATATTTTAATGGAAATAACAAACAATCAAATCTTTATAGATGGTGTAGAAGATGGTTATGTTTATTTACAATATACTTCTAATATGAAAGAAGAAGGTAATATTCCTATTTGTATAGATAATGAAATTATTTTAAATTATTATGAACAAGCTATTAAGTATGAAATATTACAAGATTTATATATAAATAAAAGATTGGAAATTGCTCAAGCACTTCAATTAGTAGAAAAAAGAATGATATTAGCTAAAAATGAAGCTATCTCTTTAGTATCTACTCCTGAATTTGGAGAACTACAACAAATAGGTAATTTTCTCCGTAGACAATATAGAAAATACAATCCAAAACTTAGATAATTATGGAAGCAAGAGCTATACTAAAACCAAGTTCAAATAAACATTCAGAGTTTATTAATAAATTATTTCATTCTAGAAATGTAGCTCACATTGTTCACTTAGAGACAACTAGTTATGCTAAACACAAAGCTTTAAATGAATACTATGATTCTTTATTAGATTTAACAGATGAGTTAAGTGAAGTAAGTTTTGGAGCAATGGGCAAACAAAAATTAATTATTCCTGAAGCAAGAGCAGAAGATATTAATAAACATTTAAGTGATTTAAAATCTTATATAGAATCAAATAGAAGTATTTTTAAAGAAAGTAATATTCAAAATATAATTGATGAAATAGTTACTTTAATAAACAAAACAACTTATTTACTAACACTTAGTTAATGTCAGAAAATAAAGATATACAAGGTAAGCCAACACAAGTAGTAGGTTTAAAAAAATCTATTCATAAATCTGTTTTAAAAGATGGAGAATACCATCATTTAAAAAATGGTACAATATCTTCTTTTGAAGGAGATGTCCCTTTTGTGCAAAACATGCCTTCTAATATCGAGTGTGCTACTTTACCAAAAGATTATACTGTATTAAATAGTGTTTTCATTAAAGAAAAAGACTTTCATGTTCTATTTTTAACTCATTCTATTTTAAAAAAATCAGAAATAGGATTTTTTTATAGTAAAGAATGTAAATACACTACTGTATTAAATGAAAACTGTTTGGGCTTTAATATTGCTTATCCAATTAAAAGTCAGTATAAAATAAAGAATTGTGAACTTCATTTATATTTCCAAGATGGAAAAAATAAAGATAGACATATTAATTTAGACGATTTGCCCTTTAAAAAACAATTAGTAGATAATTGCTATGTAGATACTAATATATTCGATTGTAGTGCTATTAATATACAAAATGATTTAATTCCTCCTGTAGTTACTCCTAAAATACCTATTGAATCAGGAGCTTTGTTTACAGGGGTATATCAATTTGCAGTATGTTATGCTAATATTAATGGAGATGAACAATCGTCTTACTATAGTAAGACAAACCCTTTACCTATTTATGAAGATAGATTTTCTTCTTATGATAATACTGAAGGTTCTAAGCCTAATCAATTAACGGATAAAGCTATTCCTGTAGAGTTTTCTAATTTAGATATTAGATATGATTATATTAATTTAGCAGTAATAAAAACTGTTCAAGGAACACCTACTTATGAGCTGATAGCGACATTACCAATATCTACAAAAGAATATATTTATACAGGAAGAGAATTAACAAGATTATTATCTATTGATAGAATATTAGGATTATATCCAGATTATTTTAATTCTAAAACTATTACTAATGCAAATAATTATTTAATTAGAGCTAATTTATCTACTCAAGATGAAGCTAATTATCAGCCATTTGCTAATTTAATAGAATTAGAATGGGCAGTAGTTAGAAAAAAAGCAGATACCTTTGAAACCACATATAAAAATCCTATTAATTCAGTAGAATACAAAGGGTATCAAAGAGGTGAAGTATATGCTTTTGGTATTCAATTTTTATTGTCTAATGGTAAAAAAACTTCCGTATTTCATATTCCAGGTCGTAAATCTAGACCTTCAGATTTAATAAAATATACAAAAGATAGTATTCCTGTAGGAGAAGAATGTAATTTTTTTGAACTTACTAATGATGATTCTTGTACTAATATAAAAATAGATGAAATTTATCATTGGCAAATTTATGATACAGCTACAATCACAGAACAAAAAGATGAATCTCTTTTAACTAAATGTGATAATGAAGTTATAATGAGAGGAGATTTTGCTTATTGGGAATCTACAGATGCTTATTCTTGTAATTCAGAAGTTTACCAAAATTTATCTGGACAAAAAATAAGACATCATAAATTTCCTACTAATAATACTGTTCATCATCATAATCAACCTTATACACATTCTTTAACAAGTGAAGAAGATGCTTATAATAACAGAGAAACTTATATTTATCCTATAGGAGTTCAATTAAAAAACTCCTTAGACTATTACTTAAATATTGCGATAAATAGAGGAATATTAACAAAAGAAGAAGTTAATTTAATAGCAGGATATGAAATAGTTAGAGGAGATAGAACAGGTAATAAATCTATTATTGCTAAAGGATTGCTTTATAATATGAATTATTATACAGATGTCAATCCTTCTACTAATATTGGTGAAGAAATATTATATCCAAACTACCCTTTTAATGATTTAAGAGAAGATAAATATTTAAATAATGATTTATCTAATGATTATAATTATGTAACTTTTGAAGTAACAACCCTAAATACTTTTCTGACAGGAAATACTATCCCTTTTGGAAGTTATGGTAATCCATTTCTTACAACTTTTACATTAGACAGAAATGTTGCAAATGTAGAAAGTTTTACAATTACATATCAAAAGGTTTTTAATCCTCCTATAACTGGTGAGTGGTTAGCTTTATTTAAATTTTATGGAGCTGATAGAAATACAATAGACGATTTTGTACTTAGAGAAGGAGATGCAAGTTTTATTACTTCTAGTAGTAAATATAAAAAAGATTTATTTACTTTTCATAGTCCTGATACTTCTTTTAAGAAACCATTTCTAGGGCAAGAAATAAATTTACATTCTATAGAGTTTGGTGCATCAGAAGGAAGATTTGACCAAGTAGAAGGACATCCTGAATTTAAACCTGCTCCATTATCCGATAGTGCTAATTATGCATGTGCTTATAAATCTATAGGTAATTATAATAATTATGTTCCAATTACTAAAAATAATTTAAGAAGAAATCTAGAAGATAGTTCTTATTTAATAGGTAATAATTTTACAAAATTACCTGATACAAAAAATAAAATCAATAATAGATTTAGAGAATCTTCTGTAGGATTAAGATTAAATTGCGATTTAGATAACCCATCTATAGAAGATAAATCAAGATATTTAATATCAGGGGAATCTCCCCCATTTCCTCCAGCAGACGATAATAAATGTAATTGTAAAGTTCTTGTTGAAGACAGACCATCAGATGCAAAAAATTCATTTGAAGTAGATAGTCAATGCACATTAGACAATAAATGGATTTCAAGTTATTATGGTTCATTAAAAACAAAAATACCTAACCAATATGGACAAATAGATACTATTAAATATGTATTAACAGGGAGTTATCATTCTATAAATGATAATCCTGTTCCTATATTTGGAGGAGACACTTTTATTACTAGGTTTACTCTTAAAAGAAAAAATGCCTTTTTTAATGTTAATTTCATAGATCAATCTCCTGTAGGTATAACATATAAAGGAACTAAGTATGCAAATTTATTAACTCCTGTTTTTCATGCAGATAATGAAAAAGGAGGGATATTAGGAGAATATGTAATAGACCATTCTACCTCTAAATTAGATTGTTCAATACTTGGTGAACAAAGAAATGGATTTTTTTATTTATTTTCTACAGGTGTAGTTAATTTTTTTGTAGAGAGTGATATTAATACAGAATTAAGATATTCTGGAACTAATATTTGGGATACTTGGTATCCTAAACTAAAAAATACAAATGTTTGGGATTTTATGGAAGAAAAAAAATCTACTATAAATTATGACAATACTTATTATTACAATTTTGATTATTCAAAACAAAATATAGAGGAAGCCTTATTCCCACAAATACCTGATTTTAAACCAAATTCAGAATGTAAAAATACACATCCTAGAAGAATAATTTATTCTAAACAAGATGACGAAGAAAACTCTGCTGATAATTGGTTAGTTTATCCTGCTAATAATTATGTAGACTTAGACAGTTATTTAGGTTCTATTATTGATATAAAAGCTTTAGATACATTTAAAGTTTTAGTTAGGTGTGAAAATGGATCCCTAGTATTTAATGCTTATGATACGCTACAATTAGATCAAACTTCAGTAACTGTAGGAACAGGAGGAATGTTCTCACAAAGACCTCAATCATTTGCAGAAACAGACACAGGTTATGCTGGTTCACAATCAAAATATGCTATTAATACTTCTCAATATGGAACATTTTTTCCTGAATTTAAAAGAGGAAGGGTGTTTCAATACAATAATCAATTAGAAGAGATTTCAAGTAATGGAATGTTTGATTGGTTTCAGGAAAATATGAAATTCAAAATTCAATCTCAAATTCCAAATGTTAATTTAGATAATCCATTCACAGGAATAGGTTATAATTCTGTATACGATAATAGATTAAATCTTTGGTTTTTAACTAAAAAGGATTATAAGCTAAAAAATATCAAAGAATTAGGTAATATTACTTTTGATGAAAATAATAATATTTTATATAAAAATAAACCTGCTGATTTTTTAAATACTAAAATTTGGAAAAATGTAAGTTGGACAATTTCTTATAGTCCTTTATATAAATCTTGGATTTCTTTTCATAGTTTTTATCCTAATTATTATATTAATGATAT